TCATCTTCTCAACCTTTCCCGGCTAAGCTGCATTCTTTGCGTCCTTTTTATTTCTGTTATTTCCTTGTTGATAGCTCCTATATTGCTTTCAAATGTCTGTTTCAAACCCTGAAGAACTTGTCTTGATGCAACTCCAAGCTCCGTTAATTTTCCCACAAAAAGCTTGTTTAAATTCTGTAGTTCTTCCGGGTTAATATATCCATCAGCCGCGGCGCGTTCTATATCTTTTCTAATGCCGTCAATAGCCTTGTGGACTAAAGAGGTTTGATGTGGAGTAGCGCTCTTTCCGGCGTTGATGGTGAACCCCTCCACAAAAGTTTTGATAGCCTTGTTGGTTTCCTGCTGCTGTTCCCGCTGAAGCTTCTTCAGTTCCCGACCCTGCTCTTTCTCAAGCTTTTCCTGGGTCTTCTTGGCTTCCTGAGCTTCCTTTTTGTCGGCCCGTTTGTTGAACAGGTCGATATTGGCGGAATTGAGCCGGTCTTGAGTTCTGATACTCCGCTCCTGATCAACAATGTTGCGCTCATAGGCCCCCATAATATCCCCCAGCTTCCCGGCTTCTTCTCTGGCATCAGCAAGTTTGTCCGCAAGTTCTTTTGCCTTGGTGCTCTGGTCTTCCAAGGCTTTCTGATATTCCCTAGTTCGGCTGGTTACATCCGTTCCCTGCTGGTAGGAGGGTTCAAAGTTCACTCCGGATTGGCGGAACAAGTCTCGGAGTTCGTTTATTCGGATAGTGGCGGCATTGCCTTCACTTTTAGCGGCATCATGGGCGGATAGAACTCGTTGCTCTTTCTTTCGCAATTCTTCTAATTTTTCTTTCTGGTGGGCCTTTGCCAATCCTGACCCCGCTACAGAAGATTTTTTTTCGGATTTATCTATTTCTTCCTGCACTTTCTTAAGCTCTCTATTACTCGCATCAATCCGTTCCTGGGCTTTGGCTTGTTGTTGGAACAGTCTTTCAACCTCCTGGAGGGAGGGCATTTGCCCTTGAATGAACTTCATATCGAAGTCCTTGTCTTGCAAACGGTCACGGTTTTGAACGGCCGTATCCAACTGCTTTCCGTAGTCCATGAATTCCTTCTGCGCTACTTCCAGATCCCGGCGGCGTATTTTGTCGTCAAGATTCTGGTTGATCATCATCATGCCGTAGTCCCGTTGCCTCTCGGTGATTTTTCCGTCTTCAAAGTCATTGTCCAACTTCACGCGGGCAAGTTCGGCTTCCTGCGAGTCAATCCCCTTCTGGCGGGCGGTTTCCTCCCTTCTCAACTGGATTTGCCGCTCAATTTCCTGGGTCTGCAAACGGTATTCCGCCGTAATGCCCTTGATGAAGTCCTCGAACCCTTTGTTGATTTCCTGTGTTCGGTCGGATTTGTTATAGTCCTGGATAGCTTCATAACTCTTTTTGATAGATTCGGCAGCATCCCTGGCACGTTTTTTCATCCTTTCGGTTGCCTGCTCCGCCTGCCGCTCCAATTCGTCGCTTTTGGCCTTGAAGTGGTCAATCAAAGCGGTAATGCCGGCGGTCAACCCCTGGATCAGCAGCATGGCCCAGCCCAGCGGCCCCATCGCCGTTTTGATGGTGGTTCCGAATAAATGAATGAATGGGATGGCTCCCCGGAGCGAGCTGGACATGCCCAGGATGCGCGTTGCCGCAATGGTAATCTGCCCCGCCAGCCCCTTGACCTGCGTGGAGGTGAGTTGCCCGGCATCTCCGGCCGTCTTGATGCGCCGTCCCAGGTCCTGGATATTCTTCAAGGCGTCCGCCTGGGCCACGTTGTCCCCGGCCTTCCGGGCTTCTTCCAACTTGGCAATGTAGGATTCCAGTTCGGCCTGCAATTCCTCATAGGTGGCGGAGGCGCGGCGGTTGTTGGCTTCCAGCCGTTCCACCGTGGCGGCGGCGGCCTGCTGCTTCCGGGCCTCCGCGGCTTCCGCCTTTTCCGCGGCCTTGTCGGCCGCGTCCATTTCCTTGTTGTAGCCGTCGATGATTTGTTGAAGGTTTTCGTCAAGGTCATCTCCCCATTTCGCCCCGAGATCCAAATCAGACATTTTGTTGTTGAGGACTTCAAAGACGTCATCCACCTGTTCCAGCTTCTTCCTGAATTCCTCGGAGGTCAGCACGGCGTTGGTGACTTCGTCAATAAACCCGGTCAATCCCGGGTTGTCGTTGAAGGCGGCTTTCATCCGGGAGCCGGCGGCGGTCAGGGCGTCGGCGTATTGGTCAAGTTTGGAATTGGCGTTTTCCAGGGCTTTTTCATATTCCGCGCCCATGCCGTCCTTCATGGCGTCGCCGGTTTCCCCGGCAGCCGTTTTGACACGGGAAAGAGAATCTGCGATCCGGTCCATCACGCCGGAAGTCTGCGACATGGATTCGCCGGATTCCCGTATCCTGTCCAGGGATGCGGCGGCTTGAGTGGCGCCGGAGGTGTCGGCGGTCGTTCTGATATTGATGTTCAGGTTTCTGTCTGACATGGTTCTATTGATTGGCTGTTGAGATTCAAACGGGCGTCGCACAGAGCGCGCATGACTTCCCGGCGGGCGTTTTTGGGAACGTGGGGAGGCCGGGGATTGCCGACGCTCACCACGTCATAGCTGCGGGCATAATCCTCCGGGTTCGCCGTCCGGCTGTCCCAGTTCCACCAGGACCACCGCCCGGCCCGGTTCAGGGGCGTCCACGGCTCGTCAAGCCGGACACGCTCCCGGCCGCAGACATCCATGACGGCCCGGCAGATGGTGAGGTCTTCCGGGGCGAGCGGGGGGATGGCGGCGCATTCCAGCGCTTCGGCGGCCATCCTGGACGCCCGTCCGCTCAGGGCGTAGCAATTTCCGTAGGCGGACCGTTCGGACGGGTTCCGGGGGACCAGGTACCCGGCGGCGTGCAGCGCAAGCCCGTTGTGTTTCATTTCCCTGACCCAGCCGCCCGACAGAAGCGCCGTGTCGGAGTCAATCTTGACGACGGTGTCGCCATCCGCCGCCCCCCCGGCCAGCGTGGCAATAATTCCCCGGACGCACTCCGGGCCGCGCAGGTTGCCGCAGCGGGGGAAAGAACTCCGGCGATACCGCGCCCCATGCGCTACAAGGGCCCTCTTGGCCTCCGGGGGCACCGGGGCGGCGCTGTCGTCCACCACCGTAACTACCGCCTCCGGAAGAGCCGTCCTGGCGCACCGGACGCAGGCCACGGCTTCCTGCGCGTCTCCGGCATAGGTGAAGGTGTATATCCTGATCATGACATTCCGGAGGGGCCGAAGGTTCCCGGGTGGATTTGGAGATAAACCGTGCCCGCCTGGTGCTGCACCACCTTGTTGCCGTCGATGGTGGCCAGATGGAAATAATATTCATAAGGGGTTTTCCGGTCTTCCTCCGCGAGCCTGACGGGGTCGGAGACGCCGCCCGCAGCGGACAGAGAGGATCCGAGGTATTTCGTGTCCTTGTCCAACTGGATCTTGAGCCAGATTTCCCCGGAAGTGACGGGGCTTTTCACCCATCCCCCGGAGCCGTCCCCTTCCGGAAGCAGCCCCCCGATGTAGCTGCCGGCATAAACGGCCTTCCCCTGGCGGATGTAGGCATCGGACACCTTGCCGTCGCTCCCGTAAGACAGGCGGCATTGGAATCCCACCTCAACGGCGCTTGTTCCCCACGCGGGAGGCTCCTGGGCCTGCAGCAGTTTTACGGACGGCCCGACGCTGGGAAGCTCCGGGACCTCATCGTCCGCTCCGGAAGAGCCTCCGCCTCCGCTGCCGGATCCTCCGCCCGAAGAACCTCCCCCGGAAGACGTGGACGAGTCCGCCCAGGCCGTCCGGCGCAGCGCCTCGGCAAGCTGCCGGCTCCGGTCGATGGAGTCCTGCAGGGAGATCTGTTCCGGGGCCCCCACCGTCACGTCGGAAACTCCCGTTTTAAGGTCGAGGGATATTTCCTGAATGACGGACCGCATGGTTTCCCATTCTTTCAATCCTCCCATGATGGAGAGGCGCCCCCCGCAGACCTGGTCAAAGTCGTCGTGGACGGTCGCGGATCCGTCATAGGGCAGCGCGCGGGTGGCTTCGTAGTAGGATTTCAGGAAATTTTTATACAACACGGAGGTGTCGTAGCTGCCCGATGTTTCGTCGCCTCCGGGGCTTTTGCCGTCGTCGGATACGCTTTCCACCGTCCCTGCCCTGTCCACCCGGTAGGACGCGTAGCCGACATTCGTCGTGGTCACTTCAAACGTCAATGTTCCGATCCAGCGGTCCCCGGTTCCGGATTTTCCGCCGTATTCCGGAAAATATTGCTTCACCGTGTCGGGGGGCTCCGTCGCCCGCACCCGCAAATCCACCCGGACCTTGCCCCATTTGATTCTTGCGCTCCTGCCGTTTATCTGGCCGGAGGTCAGTTCGTGGGTGATGGCCGCGCTGCTGTATCCCCGGTGTTCCGCGTCAGCCGGCGTGATGGACGTAATTTTCGGACTGGCCGCCACTTCCAGGCCGGCGCAATCCTCCAGGGCCGGAGCCCAGCGTTTGACGCGGGCCGCCCACTGGGCCGTGCCGGTCGGGAATTTGTCTCCCCGGACAATCATCCGCGGGGCGTCGTAACCCAGCGAGTCCGTTTCCGCGGGGCTGTATTGCCCGGCAGTGTCGGAGACCTTGACGCCGCCCGGAACGTCCACTTCCGCCGTCACCACATAGGGCTGGGACAGGGAGGCTCCTGAGGGATAGACGGCCAGCGCGCGCTGAATCCGGGAGACAACGGAGGCGTTGCAGGTCAGCCCCACGGCCGGAGGCACCAGATCGGGACGCGCCTTGAGGGACAGGGCGCTTACGTCCACGGCGGACAGGTCGAGCACGATATCCGGCAGGGCGGCATGGTCGGCAATGACCAGCGTGGCGGAGTCATCCGCGCCGTATTCAAACCACGCGGCCATATTGGGGCGCCATTTCTGGATCTGGGAAAGCAGGGAGGCATACGTTTCCGACGAGTAGGCAAACGGAATGATTTCGGCATCCTTGTCTATCCGGAGGTCGTATTTGATGGGAACCAGAGCCGTGCTGACGGCGTGGTCCAGAACTCCGGAGAGGGCGTCCCGGATGTTCGCGGTCGCCTGTTTTTCCTGACCGCTTCCGCCTGTGCCCCGGCGGTATTCGGCAAAGATGCCGTTGGCGCGGCCATTCGCGAAGTACTGGATGTTGCTCAGGTTCCACCAGTAATCGCAAATCCTGATGTCCCAGCTCTCGGAGGTTCCTTCAAGGGAATGTTCCAGGTCGATGACCGGTCCGATGAGCAGGGTTTTCCCGCGCCAGACGACTTTCACTATTTCCCCTTCTTCAAACGGGCAGGAGGCAAACCGGGAGACCGGCGCGCGGAAGGAGACGGAGGCTCCCCCGAAGGAGAGCCGGTTGTAGGACGGGCTTTCGACCATGTCCAGGAAGTCGGAGGAAGATACGTCAAGGGTTTTCACAGGGGGCGACCCAAGGTAAAGTTGTAGGAGACGATAAGGCACAGGCCCTGAACCTTCGGCTCGGCGTCGGCGATGACGGCTTCAAAGCGCTGTTCACGGCCGCAGGCGTCGGTCCAGGCCCATTCCCCCTTCCCCGCCGTTTTCCATTCGTTGAGCCATTCGTAAAAGGCGCTCCACGCGTCCATGTGGGAGGCGCATTCCCGCACGGTGGAGATGGTGAAGGACAGGGACAGGTTGCCGAATGCGTCCAGCCTGGGGAACGGGCTGTTGATGATCGGCGTGGCGGACGTGCCGAACTGCACCGGGAAAGCGTGTTCCGGCAGGGAGTCGAGCAGGAATTCCCCGGCGCGCACGACGGGGCGCCCGTCAAAGGTAATGGAAAAGGGAGAGACGGTCGTGTCCATGCCTCAATAATGGTGGGGAAAACAGGGGCCGCCCCTCCCCATGCAAACAGAGGAGCGGCCCCGGCTGTCATGCTCCGGCGGAGGCCGGGAAGGCGATTTCTTCCGTGGGCGTCAGGGAATTCAGGGAGGACGGTATCACTTCAAGCGTCAATTTCGGCGTGATCAGCTTGTTGTTTTCCGTGGGGATTTCCACCTTGAGCAGCGCTGCGACTTCCAGAACCATCATTTCTTTTTTGTCTTCCTGGTATTTGGTGAGGCGCGCCCATACCTTTTGCCCGTAGATGTTCCGGGAAAAGGGCTGCACTTCCTTCCCGGCTTCCAGCCTGTCGCACTGGTAAATCACCTGCCAGCAGACCGGATTAACCTCCGTGGAGTTAATCTCGATGGTGTTGCCCGTCACTTTGGTGTTCTTCCGCGTCACATAGGAGGTCGTGTCGCGGGAAAATACCGTGCGGGCGTCGTCTTCCGTGGTCGGCGTGATTTTGTAGTCGATGACTTCGTTGGCAATCATCCAGGCGTCGGAGTCCTTCGCCGGCTTGAAATGCTCGTCCACCGTGTCCGTGCCGCTTTCGGCCGTGACTGTCGTTCCGAACGGGCACAGGTCGAGAAAGGTGCCGACCAGCATTTCCTTGTTGTAGAGTTCTGACATGGTTGTTAGCTTCTTACGTAGTCAATAAAGGTCACTTTCCCGGCGTCGGCGTGGACTTTGTACACGTCTTCCGGGATGTGGACGATTTTTCCCCGCGCGGCGATGCCGTGAGGGAGTTCCAGCTTGTTGACGGCCACCCGGCATTTGACGATGCGGGGCGCCGGAGCAGTAGCGGCCTCCTGGGCCGCGGCGGTGGTGGGTTTAGTTGCCATGTTTCAATATGGTGGTTTGTTCAAGGGTGAGCATAACAGCCTTGTTGGCCATCTGTACCCGGCTTGACTCCGTGCCTGTGACTTTGAGCTTCATGCAGGTGAGCCAGCCCGGTTCCCGATGCCCGTCAAGCCCGATGGCGAGCAGGTCTGCCAGATCGTCCGCATCCCAGCCGAGGACGGCGGTTGCGTCGGATTTTTTCAGGAGGGGATTGCTTTCAATGACGATTTTTGTTGTCAGAATAACGGCATTCGTGCCTCCCTGTTCCTGCAGGGGTTTTCGTTTCGGAGCGCATACCAGCACGCAGATTCCCAGCCTGGACAGCTTTTGAGTAATCAGGGTTTTCAGGTCCGCATCCCATCCGCGCATGACAATGCCGGGATCCTCCCCGCTGTTGTAACGGGCACACAGGGTAATGATTTTCCGATAGATTTTTTCCCCGGCGGCGATGCGCGGGCTTGCGGGTAAAGCACTCATAGTTCACACCAGTTCTGATAGGGCTGCCCGGCTCCGTACACCTCTACGCCGCCACTCTCCGAATCGTAGGGGGCAAGATAAAACCTGCCCTCCCGGACGGCCCGGAAAATCTCGCTTGCCGTGCTGTACTGCTTGGCGCGGGGGGATCCTTCCAGGTCGCCCATGTCGGGCAAGTCGGCCAGCATGGCGTGACGGATCCAGACAAGCGTCGGGTGTTCCAGTTCTTCCGGCACCCTGTCCTGACCTGTTGCCAGAATGGGATATTTCCCGGAAGAATTAACGATTCCGGCGACGAGGTTGCACGTCGTCCTGATCAGGGCGCCGGCCCGTTCCGGGTAATCCCCTTCCGCTCCTGCCGAGTCAAACGCCGCGATTTCAGCGTCCGCCAGGAAGGCCCGCAGGGTGTTTTCCGTGATCTGGACCAGCGCCATGACGGTTACACGCGGATGGAGAGTTCACATTTGGCGGCGGTATTGTCGCCGCTGGCGGTGTCTGCCACAGCCTTGAGCCGGATGTAGCGTCCCATGCCATAGGGAGCCCGTCCGGCAATGCTGTTCGCAAGAGCTCCCGCTTCTTCTCCCGCCGCAGGCGCCAGGGAGAACCCCGGCACCTCGGCCCAGCTATCGCCATCCCCGGAGGCTTCCAGGGTCAGCGTGATTTTCTTTCCGGCAGCCAGAGCCGGAATGTCTTCGTGCTCAATGACGATGGACATTTCATCAATGCCGCCCGTCTGACCCGCATCCAGCACTTCGGAATAGGCCGTTTTGCCCGTGCCCGGCATGTTCATCCGGGCCGTCAGCAATTCGTCCTTGCGGGTGTGTCTGATAGGATTCACTGTCTAAGGTTCCTTTCCGTCTTATTGGTTCTTTTTGTTGCTCACTTTCTTCGGCGCATGCTTGCCCCAGTAGGAAATGCCCGTGATGGAGGACAGGTCGCTTTCGTTGTTGACGATGGAGTCCGTCACCAAAATCGGGATGCCGTGGGCGTGGGTCGGAATCGGGGCGGATCCGGAGGAATCCCCTCCCGCCTTGCCGCCGTCCACAGAAACGCTCACTACCCTGCGGCTCTTGCGGAGCTGCTCCAAGGCCATGCGGTTCATGATGAACTTCGTCACGCGGACGCCTGCCGGGAACAAAGCCAGCAGTTCCGCCAATTTATCGTCATCCAGCGTCGTTCCTTCTGCCGTGCCGATATTCTTCAGGCGTGCGGCGGACAGCTTGGAGTTGTTGACCAGGGCGACAAAGGCGGTCAAATCGGCAACCTTGCCGGGAATGGCACCCGGCTCGCCCGTTTCCGGATCCTTGCCGGGAATAAGCGCATCCTTGAACGTGCCAAGAGTAATTCCCTTGTCGCGTCCCCAGCGCCAATGCACGCCTTTGGGACCCTCCACAACGGCAAATACGGACGTCCCGTCGTAATTGTCGGCGGCCTTGGAGCTGTCTGCGCTGATGATCATCGTATCGTCGATGAAATCGGGAAGTCCGGGAAAACCGTTCTTGTCGATTTTCTTTCCGTAAAAACCCTGGGCTCCCAGGGAAAGAAGAACCCCCTCCGTAATCCCGGAAGCTTCATCGGCCAGGACGGCGGCTTCCCCGTCGTCAGAGCTTTCCAACGTAATATGATCCACAAAAACGATGGAGGAAATGGGAAACAGTTCCACGTTCCTTGATTCGTAAGTGCAGGACGTGTAACCGATGGGTGCATTGGCCGGGCGGAACCGGGCTCGGGGAATGCCGGTGCGTACATAGGTTTTGACGATGGTTTTGGAGCCCACGACGGAAGCAAGCTGCGTTACTTCCGGGGCGGAGCGCCCCACTTCTTCGATCAATCCGATGTCGGATTCCGAACCATTGCGTTTCTGAATGTCCAGTAGAGTCAAAAATGACATGGCTTAGTTCTTTTCCTTGTTGATGTTTTCAATGATGCGGTCACGTCCGGTAGGCTCATTCCCGCCGTTGCCGTTATTGGCCTTTCCGGCGACCACCGTCGTAAAAGCAGGATTCGGATTTATGGAGGCGATCAGAGCTTTGCCGGCCTTGATATTGGCCGTTAGAGCGGTCTTCAAGGCCTCTTTGGCATCTTCATCTTCCGGAGCAATCTTGCCGGCCTTGATGGCGGCTTCAATTTCCGCGTCGATAAGAGCCGCCTTGGAGGCTTTCACCTCGGCAAGCTCGGCTTCCGCCGCTTTCAGTTTGGCTTCGGTTTCGTCCAGCCTGGCCTTGGCCGCCTTGCAGGTGGCTGCTTCTTTTTTGGCGTCTTCCGCCTCTTTTCGGGCCGCTTCAAGTTCCGTTTTGGACTGCTCGACTCCCTCAGATTTCTTCTTCAGGTTGTTGATTTTGTCCTCTGCGATCTTGCCGGCCTTATCAGATGCGGCTTCCTCTTTGGTGAGGACGCCGCATTTAACCAGTAGTTCGTACATTGTTGTATTTGTGTTATTTGTTTGGTCATGAACAGCACCGGTATCCTCTCCGCCGCTATTCAAAAGCATGTCCGGTTCAAGAACCGTGAAATTCTCAAGTCTGGCCTTGCCGGCCGCAATGCGGGCAATATTCTCAAAGGCCGGGTCATTCACCAGAGAGCCAACCTCAATGTCATCCGGTTCAAGGCCTATGGGGCGGCAGGTTGCCGTGTTGAGCTTGAATGCCGGAGAAAAATAGCTGTAGTCACGCCCCAGCACCGCTTTCCTGCCGCTTTCCGTCCATTCCCCCTTGAGGATGACGCCCACGCCATCCATGTAGTCAAAGGAAGCGGGAATAAAGGAGGCGGGTCCCGTCTTGTGGTCAAAGTAGCAGACGGGCCGCACGTTTTGAGTGAGCTTCAACGCAAGGTCCCGCTGCAAAGCCTCCAGGCAGGAGCGGTCCACAATCACTTTCTGCCGTCCTCCAATGGATGCATTGATGAAATGATCCCCCTCCGGCATGTACACGATACAGGCCGGAGCGTCGCCAAACGCAAGAGGAACGTTGAATTCAAAATCCATGCCCCAAGCATGGCATGAAACGGAAAAGCGTAAATAGTCGGGGCTGGATATGTGTTTCAGGCATCAAGAGAGGCCGCCAGAACGTCCATGAGCTTGACGCCATAGGCGCTGATCAATTCTTCGCCGGTCGGGATGGCGTCCGGCCAGGGGTCCTGTGTGATGGATTGGCGCAGGGCATACACCGCACGCACTCCCCCGCCGTCCACGGCTTCAAACAGGGCGTTCTTGTTGGGGATGGTGAACAATTCCCCGATTTCGGATTGGTAATCGGCAACCCGGCGCCCGTGGGCCTCCGGAACAAGGGGAATAGTCAACGCCCCGGAATTTTTGGCCGTAATTGTCCCTCCCTTTATTTTATGCCGCAGGGATCCGTCCTCGTCGGGATTGGAGATAACCGATCCGGAAGCATCCGCAGAGGAAAGGAACCATTTACGGGCAATATTGGAAAACCAGCCTGTCGCCATGCGTCCCGGGCCATGCGTAGGAAGAGAATTGTTGATCCAGTGTTCCCGCCCTTTGCCGTCGTACCAGGACGCCAGATAGTCCCGCAGATATTCGCCGCTTTCCCGGTTCGCAGCTTCCAGCGTTTCCGGGGAGGCTATCTTCATGGCATCGTCAAGTGCGGCGTCAAAACCGCTCATATCAATTTCAATGTTCATGGCCCGTCATCCTTCCCCGTTGGCCTTTTTGGATTCGCGCATGGAGTTCCAGCCGGCTTCCAGCGCGGCATGCTGGACCTTGACCAGCCGCTCTTCCAGCTTGGAGGTATCTATTTTGTCCCACAGGGACGGCACCTGCCTACGGGCGGACCGGATGACTGTTTCCAGGTCTTCCCCGGCTTCTACGGCGGCAATCAGGTCTTCCATGAATCCGGCAACACCGGAGGTCAGTTCATGGGCCGCCTGGTCCGTCTGGCGCCCGATACGGGCCGCAATCCGGTTGACCTCGTCAATGTGCTTCAGCGTTTTTTTTTACGCGCCGCATGAACCAGGGATTCCCGGTCCAGGTCATCCACTTCTCCCGTTTCCGGCCCGAATCCCCCAAAAGATGGCGGCTGGTAGAGTTTCGCCCCTTCTTCAGGCATGGGGATATCAAGCCAGTCGTAAACCTGTTCTTCAGCGACGGGAACAATTCTGGTTGCCCTTTCCACCCACCCCAGTTTTGCTTCACTCATACCGGAGGACGGATCCTTAAAAGAGATGAAGGGCAGATGTTCCGGGCGTCTTCCCAGGTTAAGTTCCAGGATGGCCGGGACAAGCTGCTGGTTGAGGACGCCGGCAACGTATTTCCCGCGGGCAAGGACAACCTGGTTTTCCGTGTTTTCATGGACCTCACCCAACGCACGGTTGCCGCCTGTGCTGGAAACGGAACTGGTGAGGGTTTGACCCAAAATCAGAATGTCGCATGCCTTGTTGGCCTCTTCGAGCATGTTCAGGTGCGGAAGCTGGTTGCCTCCTTTTACGGCGTCATGAAATTGCACGTCTGCATCCGGATCCGTTACAAGGATGCCCGTTTGTCCGAATTTCACCATCTGGTCAAATAGCTTCTTCTGCGCCAGGGTTCCCGATGCTTTTCCATGACGCAGAGGAGATCCGAATATCTGGCAGAATTCCATGAACCAGGACAAGCCGAATTTGGCCGCGCCGAACCAACCGACCAGGGCCAGAAGGTTGGCGCCGTAGATAGGATGGTCAAGCCCGTCACAGTTGAGGGAGGCAATGAATTTGTTGGGAGGGAATTCCATTTCGGGACCGCACCCTACTCCGTCCGGACATAGTACAAGACGGTCGATTTGAGCCGGGTAGCTGGACCATTTGTAAAATGTGGAAGGAATGGGACAATAGGCGCGGGGCGCCCGGATATGGCCGGGGTTCCACATGATTTCCAGCACACCCACTCCGCGTTCCGGAGCTTCCGCCAAGGCCCCAATCAATCCGTTCAGATCCAGTTCCCATTTCCCCTGTTCAATCCGGCAGCAATACAGGGCGGATTCCACCAAATCCGCATGCCGGCTGGCCGTTGGTGCCGGCTTTTTGCCTTTCTCGGCCCAGGGGGACACGGTAATTTCCAAGGCCTGAACCTTTTCGCGGAGCTTCCGCAGGTTTCCCCGCAACCGAGGCCATTCGATTTTCATCGAACGAAACACGCGTTCCAAGTCGAGCATATTGCCCGTCTGGACGCTCTCGCGGGCATTTTTCAGCACCCTGGGCGTGATGCTGGTGTAAAAACCAAGATATCCTCTTTCCTGAGGGGAACGATCCTCGAAAATCTCAATGTCGGCAGTCTTGGTTTTCCTGGCGGCCTTTTGGCTGCGGGGTTTCTTGCTCATAGGGGGAGTGATGTAAAACTTAAACAAGCTCCTGCGCCACGCTGAACGCATCGTCGCATCTGCTCAGCCAGCCCTTCCCGAAGGTCGGAAACTGCCTGCAGGAGCGGTAAAACGCCTGACGCTTCTCCTGCAGGGCGATAAGGAACACCGCTTCACCCGTGGCGGCCAGCTGGTCCTGCAACTCCTGCCGGGTCCTGGGGCCGACAATCCCGTCCACCACAAGCCCGGCGCCGTGGATGTTCAGCGCGCGCTGCAAAACCTTCCCGGCATTCCTGCTCCCGGAATTGAAAAAATGGTCCCGCAACATAAACTCCGTGGCCGGAAAAGCGTCAGAACCCAGCCAGGAACGCACGGCTGCGGTATTGTCCAGGACGTACTGGAGACAACCTTCCCAGGCCTCTTCACGCCTTCCGGCATCCAGCAGGGCCTTCAATCTGTTAAACACGGCCGGTTCAATGCCGTCGCAAATGCCGCAAATCTCCCACTTGCCGCCCTTATCGGCGGCGGGAAGGCGGGAAACGCGCAGGGAATCCGGCCCGGTAACGCGGCTGTCTTCAAACCGGAGGATAGCCGCGGCCATCTTTCTTTCTGTAGGGGTCATTGTTATAAACTATTTCTGTTAGAAGTGATTAGAACTGGTAAGAAAAACTTTACAGTTGAAATTAATCTCGCTGTTTAAGCTGTTGCTGGTGGTAATTCTCCAAATGCTGGAGACGGGTATCCATCGTCCGCAGGATCTCCGCCGTATGGGCTGCGTTGGTAGCCTGCTCCTTCACCACCTCGCGGAAATCCAGGTAGATGAACACGGCTATCACAAAACCGCCGAAAGTGACGATCTCACGCGTATAATCGCGGATCACTCCCAGATATTCCTTGAGGGGTTTGCACATGGCCTTATTTTTTGGAGGGAATTACCTGCACGACGGGCGGAACGTCCGTTTCCGGCTGGGCCTGGGAATAGGAAATATGCCCCTGCTCAATGACGAGGCAGGAGCCGTCCTTGCATACGACCGTCTTGTCCGGCGTTACATCCACGGAATGACCGCAGCCACCCAGCAAAGCGGAAGCCGCATAGGCCGCCCCTGCCAGGACTACCCACAAAAGGCGTTCCCACCACTTCAGGCCGGTTTTAGTTTTGCTTTTTTCGTAGGCATCTTTCATGCCCTGCTTCCCCGCCTCAAGGGCGGCCTGCTTTTGCTCGTCACTTAACTTACTCATGGTTTTGCTCTGTGAAATATTTAAAAAACGCCACGGCGGCGGGGGCGGTAATGACGAACTCCGGGTAATCGCGGTCCGTAAAAATCCTGCGCCCCCCGTGGGGATTAACGGCCTCCACGGCCAGATACACCGCCTCCACTCCCACAATAGGGTCATCCTCATTGACAGGATCCGGGTAATACCAATCCTGTGTTGCCCACACCTGGACGGCCTGCCAATCCTCACCCAATCCCACAAGCGCGGCAACGACGGCGGCCATAGCCGGGGTCTGCTCCTCTGGTACATCATTCTGTTTATAGCGGCCTATGCGGGTATATCCATCCACATCCCGGTAAATGGCCATCAAAATGAATTCATCCCATTGACCGGGTTTTGGAAACTGTATTTGTATCTCGGAATTATTCATGATTCTAAGGGGGTATTTACATCCACAAAATCCGCCGTCTCTTCTGATTCAATGACATTGACGGCCATTGCTTCCAGTCCGTAAAAAACCGGGTTAATACATCCCGGCTGGTAATAAGCGTACTCTCCGATTCCCGCATAAACAGAAACGTCGCCACCCGCATTATTCACAACATCTGCAACCCAACTGGAAATGCCGACGCCGGTCTCAAAATTGCTGACCCCACGGCATGTGGCAATCTGATACAGATTATACCCCTGACCTCCGGTGAGCATGAGCCAGAGCGCGCCCGTATCTTCATACCTGGCAATACTGGCGACAGATTTCTGTTGGTAGATAACCTTGGCAATCGTCCACGGAACAGGCTCGTTCTGACTGGCCGGAATAAAGCTGGTTGTAGTCTTAACCTGCCAGCTGTCCGTATTATTAAGCGCAAAAATCTCACGCACCCGCACCACATAACCGTTGCGTTCCGTATTTCTCACGTTATCAAAAGTAATATCCAGAATTTCACCTTGATTATAAGCCAAACCGTTTGCCGGGATAATACTGTAAGAATCTATGGAAAGGTCGGGACGAACCGTCTTCGTGCCGCGGCCGATACCAAAAGACAACTTTGCGGCATTGGTAGCGCGCCAAAGGAAAGAAAACCCGGCGAAACTGGAATAATTCCATTGAGGATTGCTCACCTCAAATTTCGCCTGAATGGTCGAATGAGTACCCTTGGGAATCTTAATCCCTGCCAAATGGTAGGGAACCGTCTTGGTCACCGTCGAAGATCCTGACGCGGTAATGGCATCCGTATTGAGGAAAGCATTAGAGGTCAGGATGCCCGTCACGCCGGCCATGCCCGCAGCGTACAGGCGGTTGACCGCTGACGTATCGGTCGGCGCCCCCACGGCAAGCGGGATATTGATGCCGCCGTTGGCGTTGACGGCCCCTGCCGCCGCCAGACCTCCGGCCAGCGTCATGTTGCCGGAGGCGTCCACCTGCGGCATGGCCGCCAGAGCATTAGCCGCCGCCGTGGCGGAGTTGGCCGCGCTGGTGGCAGATGTTGAGGCATTATCGGCAGCCGTGGACGCGGTGGCGGCGGACTGGCCAGCCGTCCGCGCCGCAGCCTCGGCGGTCGCGGAAGATTGGCGCACATCCCGCCCCAGGCTATCCAGTTGCCTAGCGGTGGCCAGCTCCAGCCCTCCCAGGGTGATTCCGTCGTCATAGTCCACTACCACGGTCATCAGCGGGGCCATCGTGCCGTTCACGGCGGGCGGGTTAGCCACCTCCGCCACCAGGCCGCGACCAGGGACGGACGGAGTAAGTACGGCGTGCATGCCCAGCGCGTAGGGCGTCATCTCCGTCCCCTCACACACCTGGATAATAATGACATCCCCGCGTTGCAACGTAACGCCCGGCGTAAATACCCACGTGGCCGTCTGGCCGCTGGACAGGTTGGACACATAGGCGGAGGTGCCAATCAGGCTGTAAGCTCCGTCCACCAGCTTCCAAATCCGCAGGCAATACTGATTCAGGGCGGGATTGTCAAAAAAATACACGGTTGAAATACTCGTCAGGCGGCAGCTGTCGGGCAGATGCCCGGCCAGTATCTCGTCTCCCCACGTCATCGCATAGCCTCCCACGATGGTCCAGGTGTCGGCGGCGTCTCCGCTGGACAAAGAGGATTGCCCGGTCGCGGCTTCCAATTCCACTCCCGCATCCTTGAGCGCGGCGGGCAATTTATTTGCTACAGCCTCATTGACCAATTCCCCGCTTTCCACCTGGCCTTCCAGCGTTTCCACAAGCTGCTTTGCTTCATCCCGGGCCGCTTCGGCTTGTCGTACAAGCTCCTCGACCACAATGGACGGGTTTTCCACAATGGTCACGGAGCCGTCTTCCGTTTCGGGGATGGAGACATCAAGTGCACCAGCTACGGCCGCAGCATCTTCCGTTCCATCCGGAGGTGTAACGCGAGACACTACATGCACGGCTCCCTTCAACAAGGGGTATTCTTTGCCCGATGCGTCGGTCAGAAAAATATCATAAGCGCCGCATCCGGCGGCCAGCCTCGGCCATGTCACCAATGCCGCACTCGCCCCCGTAACGGCACAGTCCAACATGATCACCCCATCCTGTACTACCGCTCCGCGTAGCGTCATGCCGCTGATGTCCATATCCTCACCGGATGGAGAAATAAAATGCAGCGCAAGAGACTGCGGCAGGGATTCCGTGGCGTGTATGTTGTAGTTGGCGGCTTGCCTCATGAAAATATGATGCGGCAATCCTTAAATCCGTAAATAACCGGGACTGGATATGAGTTTCAAATTTCGCAAGAGACAGGACCTTCCGCCCAAGAGTCATAATACCACCCTTCCGTGTCCGGAGGCGTGTACACATCCGTTTCCTCCGTCCAAATGCCACGGGAGGAACGGCCGGCCCAAATAGCCATGAAAATCACATCGGCCCGGTCCGGGGAATGCAAGCCCTTTCCCCGCATGTCTTCTTTGGACATGACGCGGAGGCGGCCCTTCTGATCCCATTCCATCTGGCGTGTAGTCATCTGGCGGAATGTGACCGGGTCGAGTTCATCAATGCGGATCTTTCCGTTGACGATGTCGCGAGCCCCCAGTATCCACGCTTCGGAAATGGTGTTCAGATAATGTTCCGGGTCTTCCCCGGGCAATCCTCCTCGGAACTCTTTGATACGGTAGCCGTCCCCGCCGCTTTCAACCGGTTCGGCCATTTGCTGGACGATAGGCAGTCCCAGGCCGTCCGAGTCTCCCCACGCATTATGTGCTTCAATGCCGAGTTCCTTGAGGCGGTTTGCCATCCGGCGCCGGGCCTGTACCGTGCTGGATTGTCTAAACGCCTGGTCCAGTCTGACAAGGTTTCCTTCTCGTACAGCAATGGCATTTTCATCTCGACCGGCGGCAAAATCTAAAGCGGCCCATTGTCCGCCCGGTCTGAACGCCGGAGGATGGTCTATCGCATGCCGCAGTTGTTCCGGAGTAATGACAAGCATGTCTTCCCCTTCCGTCCATTCCGCAAGATGCATGGAACGGTAGAGGGGATGGGATTCCCCGTAGGTTTCCAAGTCTTCCGCACGTTTTTCCGGACGGATGTGGGGACACATGTATGACGTGACCCTGGTTCGCCTCCAGTTTTTGGCCTCGTCGTGAAAGCAACGGTAATGCTTCCCCATAGCGGAACCGGGGGAGGAAAGATACAGGTACCGGGTGACGGTGCATCGGTCCGCCGCCTCAAAAATACCGTCCTGAACGCCTTTCGCTTCATCCACAATATAAAGGACAGGCGTTGCCGCCGTCGCGTGATACCCTTCCGCCTTCTGTTCATCATTGGTAGAAAATATAGAGGTAAAGCCTCCTTCCGGAGTCAAAATTTCCATCTGGTTCCATTTCCAACCCCGGAATGCCGGATGAGACTGGTAAGCACGGATTGCGGGCCAGAGCTGGGTTTTTAACTGCCGCCAGGAACCGGACGTAAGAACAACACGTCCGCGGGGAAAGCAATACAGCCACCACAGTACAACAGGACCTACCAGGGAAACAGTTTTGCCTGAACCGTTAGCCGCTACAACGGCCGTGCGCCGGTAATCGTTAATGTCCTCATAGGTGTTGATCTGCCAGTCGTAGGGGTCCAGCCCCAGCACGGCAACGGCGAATTCAGCCAGCCGTAAACGGCACCGGGATACTATGTCATCACAACGTTCCGCCATTCTCTTCTTCCGCCCTCTTTCTGCGGATGGATTCAATTCTGTCCATGACGGAAGCTATTCTGTCTTCGTCGCATTCCGTGATCATCTCCACAGGCCCCCCATTGGCCCCGGTGAGTTCCACTGCCTGCCGTTCCCCGTAACGGGCATTTCTCTTCCCGGCCAGCCATTTACGGTATTCGGCCCTATTTTTGTCCATCTGCGCACAATCGGGGCTGCTTCCGTCAAGTATTTCCAGGCCCTTTTCCACCAAGGCATCCGCCGACATCTCGCACGCACGCGCGTAGTTGTGTAAAAAGTCGTCATGCTCATTCATCCAGTTATAAACTGTCTTACGTTCCGGCATGTGCTCATCCCGTACAATCTGCATCAACATTTCGCCTTCGGCAATGCGTCTGCATATTTCATCCGCCAGGGCGTCCGTATATTTGGTCGGGCGTCCTGTTCTCTTCGGTGGAATGGTGGATTTTTTCTTCATTCTAAAAAGATTTTCCCTCTCATTTCCGGATGTTTTCGGAAATACAATTCCAGTTCAACTCCGTCAGCCAAAGTTGGTATAATACAAATGCCGGCTTTCATTTCTGCGACAATTAGTTCTTCTACCTTGCATTCTCCCTTTTCGCACAAATCAGCAAGTTGACTAATCAGTTCGTTAACTTCTAACTTTCCTGACTGATATTCCCGATATAACTCCAGTGTTTTTTTATTCATTTGAACATTAAGGTTAAACTTCTTAAAAACGCCATGCGCCAGTAATGTTTGCCGTCTCTTGTATCATTCCAATATCGAAGGAACTCATCTGGAGACAAAGCCAGTTTTTGAAGGTGGCGTGTAGGCATCTCCACTCCGTAAGGCATGCCGTCAACGGGTTCCCGCCCATAAACTTTCCCGGCATAATCATCCCATCGTTCAAATGACGGTGCAAAATGGTCGGAATAACCATTAGTACCGCACAGAAGGCGCCCCTTTTTCTCGCCCTTGATCCTCTTCTGGAAATAATCGCCAAGCTTCTTCTTTTTTTGCATCTTCTGCATTAAAATGCAGCCAATGTGCCAGTTCATGGAAATGATTATCTTTGTCGAACTCTTCCCCGCTGGAATAAAAAATGGTCCGGGTTATGGGGTTATAGCTCCCCCTGTTTCCAAAATTTAACTCCTTATTAACGGAATTGAGAGACGGCAGGTTGTCCAAAATTTCAGGATCTACCATCCGCATGAATTCGTTCATGTTTTTATGGATAGTTTCCTTTGCCATAGGACGGAATTTATCAGTAATGCCTTTCTCCACCTTTTCGTTGACCCAATCCCGCTCCGGATGGCGAGTTTTCAGGGCATTCATGAAAGCCTCCACCTGTTCCAGTGTCGCCTCCCCGCGTGGTCTCAAGCCAGATTTTTTCATCAAGTCCGCCATAGCAGAATCCTTTCTTTCCGGGTTGAACAAATCAAACGTCATTTGCAACGGTGATATTCCAGCCGGGCTTCCCTGCTCTGCCTGGCCCTGCATACGCTGGACGAGTTCATGAGCCGGGATGGCAAGCCGTCCGTCCCTGTCCAAGGCGTCAGCTCCGAGGCGCTTTTTGAGGCTCTCCCGAAGCCGGGCGGCAAGAGCCGGGTCTTTCACTTTCTGGACGGAGGCCGACCGGTTCATAAGACGCTCCGGCAGCGTTGCCCCGAAACGGGACATGTCCACCGGGCCGGGAACCCAGTCGGGGGCAATCAGGCCAGATCTGATACACTCGGCTCGAGATACGCTTTCAATATCCATCCATGAGTTGAAGCCGTACAAAGGCCAGGGCAGCAGGAAGCCGCCTATCGCCGGAGAATTCATCTCGACGGCCCAAAATTGGAAGTCCGTCTTAAGCCGGACGGCTCCTTCATTGAGTACATGCAAAGGACGGGGCATCCTGGCACCCGGATGCCGGACGAAACGCCACGCCGGGTAGGCGTAGAGCATTTCCGGGGTCATGCCGCTTTCCCAGCGGGCCTGCCCGTAACAGCAGCGGGTCATCGTGTCAAAGATCAAAGACAGGCGGGAACGGGCGCCGATGTTGGTAATGCGGTTGTCTCCCGCATCCGCTGCCATTCCTTCTGCGGCCATAAAAGCGCGGGCCTTGGCTATAAAGTCGGCCTTCCCATACATCACGCCCACCGTTGTTGACGTACCGTCCGGAAGTATGATCTCCTGCTTTTTGCCGGATAAAAAGTCGTCAAGCATGTCGGCGAGGCGTTGCAGAAACTGCGCTTTTTCAACGTCCGCCGTAAAAATAGAATTCACCCGTTCCGCGGCGGGCAGCATAGCCCGTTCGCGTGTGGACATGGGGCGAGCATCTATCTTTTTGCGCCGGAATATATCAACGGGAGTTACCATTTTCGCTTTGAATTTCATTGTCGTCCCGAAACAAGGGTAAGTCATCCGTTTTTTCAGGATATGTAATTTCCGATTCTTCCGGGATTTCCCGGTCATAAATTCCAAGGCGTTTATTATAGCGGAGAAGAAGCAATGCTCGGCGCTGGGCTTCCATGTAATCGTGTGTTTCCAATCCGATACAAATTCTCATTCTTTTGCGCTTGGGTCCCAAATAAAGGGATATTCTCAAGGCATGAGATCCGCAGGGTTGAGTAATAATGTCCAGTTTTTTCATGATTTATTGGCAGGGTAATTGGGCTCTTCTTCGTATTTTGTGAGTTCTGCCGTCCAGCGGAACGGGATGTGTCCCAGCCGTCCGAAGCGGTTTTTGCCGATGATCCACTGCGCTTCCGTGGGGTCGTGCTTGTCGGGCTTGTACATGTAGGGGCGGTGGATCATGATGATCTGGTCGGCGTCCTGCTCAATGGATCCGGAGTCGCGCAGGTCGGAAACGACCGGTTTGCCCTGGGCGTTCCCGGCTCTTTTTTCCACGTCGCGGTTGAGCTGGGCCAGCACCAGGACGGGAATATTGAGTTCCTTGGCCAGGGATTTGAGGCCGGCGGAGATTTCCGAGACTTCCCGTTCCCGGCTTCCCCGGGCCTGCTGGGTCGTGGAGCGCACCAGCTGCAGGTAGTCCACGCCGATGCATTTGACGCCGTGTTCCCGGACCATCCGGCGGCCCCGGGCTCTGATGCTGTCAATGGTGAGGGAGCTTTCGTCGTCGATGTGCAGCGGAGCGGCCGTGATTTTCCTGACGGCGGCCGTGAAATGCTGCTGCTGTCCGACCGTCATCGGCTTGCCGCGGCGGATGTCGTCGGAGTTGATGCCGGCCATGCCGTAGAGGACACGTTCCAGGAGCTGGGATTTCGGCATTTCCAGGCTGAACATGCCCACGGGGGTTCCCTCAAGGCAGATGTTGGTGAGGATGTTGACCAGGGCGGCGGTTTTCCCGACTCCGGGCCGGGCGGCAAGCACGATCATGGCGCCGGGCTGCAGGCCGTCCAGGGTCAGGTCCAGGCGGCGGTATCCGGAGGAGATCCCTTTGATGGCTCCGGGGTTGTTCATGCGCCATTGCAGGTTTTCAATGATGGCTCCCACGGCCCCGCGGATGGTTTCGGTCTGGCGGACGCCGCACCGGTCCCGCAGGGCGGACATGCCGCGTTCGGCTTCATCAAGGGCTTCTTCCGCGCTTTTGAGCTGATCGCCGGCAGCTTCCGCCATCCGGGTGGCAAACGCGAGCAGCGCATGTTTTTTGGCGGCTTCCGTGACCATTTCCAGGGCGGCGGCGGTTTTGTACCGGGCAAGGGCTCCGTAGGTGGCCGTTTTCACGACTCCGGCGTGTCCTCCCACGGCGTCAAGCTGGCCCTGGGCTTCAAGGCGGGCGATGACGGTGAGGGCGTCCACGGTTCCTCCCGTGCTGGCGACGGTTTCCAGGGCCGTCCAGATTTGCTGGTGCGCCGGGAGGCTGAATGTCTGGCGGTTGATGCCCTTGTCCCGGAGGTCCGCCAATTCCTGGGCGCCGTCCATTGCCCGGGAGAGTACCAGTTTTTCGGCGTCAATGATTGTCTGCGAGTCGATCATGTTGTTGAAGTTGTTGGGGGTTAGAGTTCCTGAAGGTTCGAATAGGGGTCTCCGTTTTCAGGAGGCGGCGGATGGTTGAGGGCGTAGCTGGTGGCGAAGCTGATGGCGTCGGATTGCCATTTGGTCACGGGGATGCCGTTGCGGGTCCAGTTGACGGCGTCCCTGCTTCCCCAGTAGGCCGTGGCGCAGTCCGGTATCTGGTCGGGAGCCAAACGCACACGCCCCGCAAAAGCCGCGGCCTGCAAATGAGCTTCGACTTCCTCCACGGTGCATGGAGAGGGGGTAAGGGGGTGAATTCCTTCCTTCCCTTCCTTCCTTACGGTTTCTTCATGGGTTATGTCTGGGTTATTAAAAAAAACCGACTGGGTTTCTTCTGGGTTTTCGGAAATAACTGACGTTGGTTTTTCGTGGGTTTCCTTTTCGGTTCCTACACTGGTTCCAATGTCGGTTTTCCTGGGTCTCCCCCCAAGTTTCCCATTTTCACGGGCGGTCTTCCGGCGCGTTTGCACGCTGGCCTGAATTTCATGCGGATAGCCGAATACGACGAGATTGTCGCCGTCAAAGTGGTAGAGTTCGTTTTCCACGCTGATTTCCTGATCCGTCACGCCGCAGGTCTGCATCCAGCGGCGCATGCCCCAGGAGCGGCAGCCCTCAATGATGCCGCCGTTTTCCTGTTCGCAGCACCAGGCCAGCAGAGAGATCCAGGTGGCGCGCTGTATGGGTTCCGCCCCGATATATTCGGGGCTGGAAAACAAGGCTGTTGGGATATTGATGAATTCCATAATTAAAAAAGCGTCAGTTGGGGGTTGTAGTTCATCCACAGGCATTCAATCTTCTTGCCGCCCTGCGTGTCGTGGGAAACCTTGCACTCCTTCCGCCAGCCGGAAAAAAGCTGATAATCCAGTGGGCAATGCGGTTTTTGCCTCCAAGATACCGGGCCAGAGCCCTTTTACGGGGTACTCTCGTGTTCATAGTTCCTCCTTTCCTTCTTGGAATCTGCCAAGCAAAACCTGGAATGCAGTTGCCGCCACTCCCGGAACTTGTCCGTTGCCAATGGCTTTAATGCGGTCCACTCTAGCGGCCACCCCATGAGCCACTCGACCCACGTCGGGTTCAGCTGACCACCATTCCCCGCAGTCATTTGTCTCCGCTCGTCCGGCGTGATAATTCCCTTGGCTTCCAAGTCTTTCATTTTCTGGAAAGACCCCGTCCCCCCCGCACATGCCCTGGGTGCGGGGTGTTGGAAACTGTGAAACCACAGTTATCAATTTCTTCCCTGTTTTCCGGTTGCTTTCCTTGCCGCCGCAACTGGCGGTTGGAGTAGGAAACATCCGGACAAATTCGGACAATCCCTGTTGCCTGCTGTTCGGGCCACGTCTCTTGTGATCCGAGGCAAGGGAGCTCGGAAACATCTCTACAAACTCGTGTGGATTGGGCAGCTTGTTCCCCTCCCGAAACTTCTCGCTCCGCTTCTTCCCGGAAGCGGTTGGAGTTCCAATCCATACATCTTTTTTCAGCAAGGCTTTCCTGGAATTCGACCCTCCGTCGAGACCTTTCGTTGTTGCGGTCGGCCACATCATCCCCGGCATCCAGCCTGTGGAGGCTACATCCATCAATGACTTGGGACCCCGTGTATTGCTCCCCTTGTTTGGGGCGTTGCAAGCCGTCGGCGTGGGGATCATGTGCAAGTATCCAGATGCGTTTCCGGATGTGTGGGGCTCCCACGTCGTCCGCTCCCAGCACAAGCCATTCCGCATCGTACCCGATTTCGGCAAGATCACCGAGGACTCTGGCAAGTCCTCTTCCCACAAGCAAAGGTGAGTTTTCCAGGAATGCGAATTTCGGTCGTACCTCATTGATAATTCGGTGCATTTCCCGCCAGAGCCCGGAGCGGGCGCCGTCAATGCCGGCGCCTTTTCCTGCGGCTGAAATGTCCTGGCACGGGAAGCCTCCCGATACCACGTCAACAAGGCCGTGCCACGGTCGTCCGTCAAAGGTGCATACGTCATCCCATATCGGGAAAGGCGGGAGTAGTCCGTCATTCTGGCGGGCGAGCAGTACGCTTGCGGGGTAGGGGGCGAGTTCGACGGCGCAGATGGTTCGGATGCCGAGCAATTCGCTTCCGAGTATGCCTCCACCAGCGCCCGCGAAAAGATGTAGCTCATTCACTCCCCCTCCTTTCTAAAATTGCTGCCTGATCCGGGGTAAGATACTGCCAGCTCTGCGGCGGACGGGTCATGCCAATGGCAGAGAGTGGTACAGCATGAGGGAGCCGCACGGGATCCCGGACGCCCCAGGTGAAGCAAGGAATATAATGAAAAATGTGTTCTTCCGTCACGCACGCCGACTTGCAAACGGCTGATAAACTATCTGGGGAAACCTCTTTGTTTAACAATAAACAAAGAGTAAGTCTGCACTTGCCGATAATTGCCCGCTCTCCGTCCTTTCCGGATTCGTAAAGCCATATCGTTTCAAATTCTCTACCCCTAAGGCGAGGCATGTTTTTCCGTAATTCCAATGTCTTTTCGCCGGACAGAATTTTCCCGGAGAAAGGCCGCCTGACGGATAAGAGGATGTTAATCATTACTGGCCTCCTTTTTCGGTTTCCAACTAATAGGCCAACCTACACCGTGGCAGAGCGCGCAAAGCTTGTAATGGGTCCCATCATGTTTGCAAGTAGAGCAACCCCGCCGTTGAGGCGGTATCCATGCCCTGCATGCGGCCCGTCGGTCTCTGACTCGTTGGATAAGAAATTCGATTTGGCATTCCTTTCGGCAATCAGCCCGTTCCTCTGGCGTTAATTTGTCGTAGTCTTCCCCATAGGTGCGTCGCGCATAGCTACGAGCCTCTTGAATTTTAAGACATAAACAGGCTTTGACAAACCCGTATCGGTAAAAGGCCTGTTGTTCAGGCGTTAGTTTCATCATCTTCCTCCTTTCTGTCAATGATGGCCCTTAATTCATCAAATGCCCGCAGACGTGTATGATTCCTTGTCGTGCAAATAAGGTGCTGCGCCCACCGGGCATGCCGTTTCGTGGGGTACTCCATGCGATAGCGGGCGATAATCCCTTTGTGGTGCACAATCGCGGCCTGAACTTCATATTTCCCATCGTCGGTTTTCTTCATGGGGCAGACCTGCTGGACGATGATGTGAGGGTTCCGTTTCATTATTCGTTCCCTCCTTTCTGATCGAGTTCCCAGGGCCATTTTTTGATGTTGGTAGGATAGTAACTATCTGCATCACCATACACGTCTTGGAGATGGATTTTTCCAGCTTCTAAATCCGTACCAAGCACTGTATATATGTCATCCCTTAGCCATATCAGGACGTTATCACCTTGATTTAACCGCATGATGGGTGGGAACTTGGAGATTAGTTTTTGAGCTGCTTTTTTCGCTCCTTGCTCGGTGGAGCAGAGTGAAGCGGTTTGCCATTTGCACTTCCAGCAAACGTATTCAAATCCGTATCTTTGTACAGACGGCGCTAATTCTTCTCCGCATAATGGACATTTAAGCGTTTTCATTTCGATTCTCCTTCTTGTATGATTTCCACGTTCCAGCCTGTTTTCGTTTTTTGAACAGCTACAAAAACAAAGGGGAACTTATCAGCCGCCGCCTTGATTTTTACCCGGGCATCGTCACGCCAGAAGCCTTTCACTTCGTGGAATTCAAGTGTTCCGTCGTTGCAGACGACCATGAAATCGGGCGTGTAGGAGCAGCGGTTCCCAAGGATCAGCTTGACGGCCTCAAACTTGAATTCCCGGATGTGCCCCTTTGCTTGACGGTCGGACAGGTAAAAGCCATAGGCGGCTTCTGTCTTATTCATCACGCCGGGCCGGTGGATAGCTCTTGCCCTGATTCTCATGCCGCCCTCCCTTCTACGGCTGGACGGATTTGAGGCATGATGACGTCAAATTGGTCTCGGTATTCCCGTTTGAAATCATTCAGCGTCTCGTTGATTTGGTCGGTATAGGCGTCCCATTCCACTTTTAGCAGGAAGGGACGCAAACCGCGGCAATAGGAGAAAAAATACCATGTCCGCAGCCCCGTCACCGCCATGGATCCGTGCACCTGGGGTCGGTATTCGGGAGGCAGTTCGCCGTTGAGCAGGTAGAGAGCGTGGGTCTTGGAGAGGGGGCACTTGATTTCAAGCCCCGCCATGTAGTCGCCGGACTGGTCAACGATGAGACCGTCGGGGCTGCATCCCACCGGTCCGTCCTGGCAAAGGACGAACCCCACTTCCTTGACGGTCATTCCCGTGATGGTTCTGAATTCGTCCCGGGCTTCCGGTTCCAGCTCTTCTCCCTGGTCCGTATGACGGTTGCCTTCCCACTTGATTTCATCGGGCCGCAGGAAGGAGCAGCACAGATCAATGATGAGTTCTCCCCAAGGACCCCTTTCCTGGTGCGTTCTGGGCTGGGGTTTCTTTCCCGTAGGCGTCAGGAGCCGTTTAAAGTTGCTCGCAGTCAGACGGCCGGCGCGCAGCTTAAACCAGGCTGCCGACCGCTGGTAGATGTTTTCGTAGACAATGCAGTTCTTGGACAGGCTCATTTCAATAGTCCTCCATGTTGGCGGTTGCGTATTCTTTCGCGGCCGGAATTTCCAGGCCCGGAATAAAGTCGCCCTGCTGTTCAGGTTCCGGCAGGGCCTCCCGGGGTTCTTCACGGAATTCTTCAGGGGACGGAGCGTTGTTCCACGGAGTTTCCCCTTCGGGTGGGCCGTCTGTTTTTTCCGGCGTTGCATTTCTCATTCCTCCGGCGACGTCTTTCCCTTCGTCTTCGTCATAGATGCCTCCGAATCCAAAGGCCACGCGGCCACACTGCATGATGGCTTTGTGGCGCAGCATACGCCGCGGCCATTGACGCCACGGATCCGTGTTCTTCTTGCATTCGGTCAAGTATTCCGTGATGACAGTCGGGTGTTGGTTGTCTTTTCGGTAGATTCGGCAAGTGCATGACTCCCCGTCACCGCTCATTTCCACGTCCATGCCGTCAAATTTCGGATGCGTGTTGATCAGTTTCAGCCATCCGTCGATGCCGACAATAGGCACTATCCCCCCGTTTTTTCCTGGGAACGCGTAAATTTCTTTGAGGAAGGGATTCAGTTTGTATTGGTTGGCGACGACGCAAAAGGCCATGAGTTCCTCATTGGTGGCTTTGGGTGCAATGGTCGCTTTAATAGTCATGTATGCCTGGGAGGGGTTGACTCCCATCCTTTCCGCCAATTCCACCAGCATGGGGGCGATCGGCTTGGACACACATGGGGCTTGATTGGCTGGGTCTTCTGTGTTAGTTGTGTTTATGTTGTTATTCTGATTCATATTATTTTGATATGTTGTGTTTAACAGGCCGGGTTCAGTTGCCGCTGACCCGGCTATTTTGTTTCAGTTTTTCAAGGATTCGCGGTACTCGCTCCCACTTAATCAATACGGCTTTTTTATCGTTTGATATATCAACGATTTCTCCCCCGAGGTGTACTTTAGTTCCAACAGTGCAATCTTTAAATTCCATTTTATTTATTTAGTTAATCAGTTAAAAAAGGTTTTTGAGCAGGAGGAAAATTAAGAAGAGGAATGTTCCTCCGGCAGTAACCAGTCCGCACCAGAAAATCAGGTAAGCGAGTATTTTGGTAATCCGGGACCCTGATTGGGCGGCTTGGGTGTAGTTCCAGCAGCGCTCCGCTTCGTCCGGGATGCCATTGAGACGTCCCCTGGCGCATAGCGGGCACAGAAAGCGCGCGGTGAAGACGCCGTCCTGATGGTCCCCTACCAGGGACATCCATGAAGACGAGGCTTTCAGCGGTGCCGCGCACATGTAGCAGCGCGCCGTCTTGGACGGGTGCGGGTTGTCGGTGAGCGTTTCCACCATCCCCTTGTAGGGGCCCCGGTCGATCAGGTGTTGATACGTAGTCATTTTCTGTTGTTGGTTAAGTATTTTTCCACGTCTTCCATGTTGTAAAGGGTTCCTTTTCCAACCCCTTCCAGCCTTCTTATGTTCTTCCCGGCCCGTGCGAGGATGTTGTCCATCTGACGGGACGAAATGTCATAGTAAATGGCTAATGTGGAGCTGCGTGCGTACTTTTTTTCGCTTGCTCCGACAAGGGAAACGGAAGACGATTCCGGCGTAGAAGGAACAGGCGTGGTTGCCAGCTCCCGCAATACTCCGGCCAGCGTTTCCAGGGCGGTCGCAAGGGTGGTCATTGTTGTTTTGTTTTCGCTCATGTTCGTTCTTCTAAATTGGCCGCCCGGACGGGATTTAATCCCCGCGCCTGCCAGACCGTATTACTCCTATATTACTTATTTGGTTTTGGTTTTAGGCCCCACCTGGGCCGGGCGATTGGTTAAAAGTCGTTTAGTCGTCGTAGTGTCCGTCCGGGTTGTCGCACTGCTCTGCGTGGTCAACTTCCCACTGGTCAATCGCTAATTCCAATTCGTCTTTGATGCCCTCCGCTTCCTGGATGGGGAGGTATTCTCCATTCACCCGGATACACTTGTCTTCGTTGTCGTATTCAATGATCATGGTTGCCGGAGGATTTAGATTTATTCACCAGCTCGGAAAACTCGTCTACTGGCTCGGAGGGCAATAATGCGCCGGGAATGGCTTCAAGGCTCAATCCTAAAAGCCTCCGGGCTCCGTAAATTCTCCCTGCGTATTTCGCCCGGAAAATTTTATCTTCAGGATCATTGATGCTGAAGCATGGATTGGCGTCCTCGTGAGTTTCGACTTTAAGAATCTTATCCAGCTCAACGAGTAGGCTTACTATTGTTTGTTCGTTGGTCATGATTTTTCGTTGTAAGTAAAACAAATATGCAAAGAGTGATGGAAATGGTGCTTAAAATAATAGTTAGCAAATCTATCATTTCTTCACTTCCTTTCGTGTTATTCTCGCTGTGCCGGATATAAAGAGTTCCTCTCCGTCCGGCTTAGTGACCAGATAGCTATTAGATATAGGCGGAGTAGAATAATATCGATTATCACCATGGTATTTCACGCAGTCAGGGTCGTTAGTGGAAAAAGAAATATCGCGAAGACCTGGCTGTTCGATCTTAATAATCCACTCTTTATTCCCTTCTGAAATGTGGTCATAAGGGCGCGGATTACAGCCGCACAGAACAAGCCCGGACAAGACGAGGGCGAACAGAGCTTTCACTTCTTCGCCTCCCCCTCGTTGATGATGGATGCCCTAACGGCAGCACTAAGAGCGCTTTTACCTGAGCTTATGAGATCTATCGCCTCCTGTAGTCTGAAACTGGAATTCATGTAAAAATAGAACTGGTCCAAAGGGACGCTAGCTTCATATTTTTTTTCTTCCTCGAAGATTGTTTCCAGTTTTGAGAGAATGACAAAAAGATCATCCTGTATTCTTATTATCTCTGCTTTTTGTTTTGCGGTCATGATTATCGCTTGGCGGGTTCGGGGTTCTTCGGCTGCGTTTTGTTAGAATTGTTATAATTCTCCAAAGCCTCATTTTCTTCTTTCATGCATTCTATGAGATATTGCCTCAAAAAAACTTCTTCCGTTTTTCCTGAAGCTTTGGCTAATCGTCTGACAGTTGCCATGATTGATGGAGGCAAGGAGAAGTCCGGATTAAGAGATGATGATACGTCGATCATGTTTTTTGTAGCGTTGCTTTACGTGGTTAAAAATATGTAATTTCTACATGATTGTCAACAATAATTCTGTACTTATTGCATACTCATTCACAATAAAAGGCTTGCAATTATGTAATAAATGCATATCCTTTCCTCATGCCCACCAAAGAAGAGATCAAAGACTGGCTTAAAGGAATTGGAAAAGACCGATTTTGGCTAGCTGATAAATGCGGAGTGGAGAAAGTCTCCGTTGATGGCTGGTTTACTTCCCGAGGGCGCGTTCCCTCTTATGCGCTTTTAGTGATTCAAAATCTTATGAAAAACACTACTGAAGCTTCTACGCTTTCAGAATGTTCCAGTGATGAGAGTCTGCTTTCATCCCTGAATTTCTCTCCAGAAGAAATGGAGATCGTCAGAGGGTTTCAGAAAAACTTTCCCGGTATTGATTTAGAAAGTTATCTCCGAAGTAAAGTAATAGATCTCTGCACCGGACTGGATAAGCAATATAAATATATAGCAGAAAGATCTGAATGCGAGAACGATAAGAAGGAAGATGCAGGGGAATGATTTATTCCCCTTTCTTCATCCCCTTTGAAATATTCTCCAAGATCCTTTTCGTGGTTCTCCGGCAACCTTCAATAATGCCGAGTCGGAAACAAGTGAACCCGAACAGAACGGCCAGCAAGAAAAAAACAAGCATTACGTTACCTGACATGGACGTAACCCTTTCTTGCTGA